CCGCATCCGCGGCATGGCCGCGAAGCGAGCGTGCGACGGCCGCAAAGCCCGGCCTTCGCTGGCCCTCGTTGACGACCCGCAGACTGACGAGGTCGCCCGCAGCCCCGCCCAGGTGCATGCCCGCGAGGCCGTGCTGAAGGGTGCGATTCTGGGCCTCGCGGGACCGGGCGCATCGATCAGCGGTCTATGCACCGTGACGGTTGTGGCATCCGACGACCTCGCCGATCGGCTCCTCGACCGGCAGCGGCACCCGGCATGGCACGGGCAGCGCACCAAGCTGGTCTACGCGTGGCCCACGGCGACCGCGTTGTGGGACGAATATGCGGAGCTGCGTCGCAACGGCCAGCGAAGCGGAGCCGGCGTGCAGCCCGGCAACGATTTCTACGCTGCCAATCAGACCGCGATGGATGCCGGGTCTGCCGTGGCATGGCCGGCCCGCAAGCAGACCGACGAGCTGACGGCCATTCAGCACGCGTACAACCTGCGGATCGACCGTGGCGAGGCTGCGTTCGCAGCAGAGTTCCAAAACGAGCCCCTCGTCGAGCAGAAGCACGCGGAGCAGCTCACGCCCGTCGAGATCGAGGGGCAGAAGGTCAACGTGCCGCGATGGGTCGTCCCTCGCGGTCTGGACACGCTCACCGCGTTCGTCGACGTCCAGGAGCGGGCGCTCTACTGGGGCGTTGTCGCATGGGGCCACCAGCTCCGCGGGCATGTCGTCGCATACGGAACCTACCCGGAGCAGTCGCAGAGTTACTTCACGCTCCGCGAGGTGAAACGCACTCTGTCGGACGCCGCCGGCGGGGCGGCCATCGAACCGGCCATTCACGCCGGCCTCGAAGCTGTGGCGGCCCTCGTCTTAGATCGCGAGTTGTCGCGTGAGAGCGATGATGCCGTGCTCCGCGTGCAGCAGCTCTTCATCGATGCGAACTGGGCGCAAACCGCGGGCGTCGTGAGGGACTTCGCCAGGCGGTCAACCTGGGGGCCGCGTGTGCTTCCCACGCACGGGCGATTCGTCGGGGCCAGTAGCTCCAACATCAGCGACAAAGCGCCAGACAGGGGCGAGCGTGTCGGCCCCAACTGGCGCACCTCGACCATCCAGCGTCAGCGGCACGTTCTCTTCGACACCAACGCATGGAAATCATTCATGTCGGAGCGGCTGCGGCTGCCGGCCGCAGATCCGCAGGCGTTCACGCTCCATGCTGGCGATCACGCGATGTTCTCCGAGCATTTGGCGAGCGAGGTGCCGATACGCGTCGAGGCTCGCGGGCGAGTTGTAGACGAGTGGCGGCTCACGCCAGGGCGCGACAATCACTTTCTCGACGTCGTCGTCGGGTGTGCGGTCGCGGCGTCGTTCTCAGGCATCTCCGCAGTGGGCGCGCAGGCCCGGCCGGGCAACGCGCCGAGGAAGATCATCACGCGCGAAGAGCTGGCCGCGAAGCGTCAGCAGCTCATGCGGCAGATGGGGCGGATGTAATTCGGAATTGTTAAATTGTAAGTAGTGGGCGTGCGTTACATCGCCCCGAGGAAAACAACTATGGCGATGCTTCCAGCAGGGCGAAATCCGCTCCTCGATGCGTTCACGATCGGGAACGGTAAAGGCATCCCCGCCCGCATCAACGTCGACTTCTTCTTTGACCGCGCGAGTGTGCAGCAGGCGCTCGACAAAGCGATTTATCGCGGGTTGTATTCGGCCGGTTCAGTCGTGATGCAGATCAGCCGCCGCAGCATCAAGAAGATGGGCCTCGCAAAGCCCAAGCTCCGCGAGATGAAGGCCAACCCGTACATGTCGCTGGGCCAGCTTCTCGGTCGCAGCGACATCAGCGACAAGCGGAAAGCCAAGATTCGGGCACGCATCTGGGAGATCAAGTCGCGAGACGCGTCGCCCATCGGCACACCGCCGCACACGCACCTGGGCACGCTCAGAAACTCCATCACCTACCAATACGATCCGTCATCTGAATCAGTTGTTGTCGGGTCGTTCATGCAAGGGGCACCGTTCATCGCGGCACTTCATGAGCGCGGCGGAAGCCAGCGAATGGCGGCGTGGTCTTGGATTCCAAAATATGACCGCGGCTACAAGGGCATCTTGGCTTGGTATCCGATTGGTCGTGGCCCTAAAAATCGCAAGAACTGGGAGCTGACCTCCAGCTTCCGGGAAACGTTCGCATACCCGAAGCGGCCGTTCATGGTCCCTGCGATGCTGGAAGGCATCAATCGTGGCCGCATCGCGAAGGAGTTCGCGAACAAGTTCCGCACGGGCTGAAACGCTACACACTCAAAACGTACATGTCAGAGCAATAACGCAGGGGAAACATCATGGCAGCAAGCGCGGGAGCAGTTCGAGCAGGTTCGGCATTCGTCGAGATCTTTACCAGAGACACGCAGTTCCAGCAGGGCATGACCCGTATCCGTACTCGACTGACCCAGTTGGGCACGATCATGCGGCAGGCCGGCACCGGCATGACGCTCACCGGCGGCGCGATCGCCGCGCCGATGGTGATGGCGCTGCGTCAGGCATCCGGGTTTCAGGATGCCCTGAACGAGGCGCGCACCGCGGCCGGGCTGACCGCTGCCGAGGTGGAGAAGATTAAGCAGAAGGCGACCGAACTGTCGGCCGCCGGCGTGGGAAGCCAATCGGGCATCGCTCAAGCGATGACGCAGCTCGTGAAGGCTGGCATGCCGCTGGAGGAGGTGCTCGCTGGCGCCGGTGAAGCGGTTGTGAAGTTTGCAAAGAACACCGGTGTCGAGACAACGAAGGCGGCCGAGATCGTACAAGGCTCGATGACGCTGTTCGGCGTGTCAGCCCAACAGGCCACCGACACGCTGAAGGCTGCGGCCGACGCTTCCAACACCGATGTCCCGCGAATGGTGCAGGGCTTCAGCCAGGTCGCGAAGGTGGCCGAGAGCGCAGGCCAGGACATGGAGACGACCGCGGCTGCCCTGGCGATCCTGTCGAACAACATGACCGATGGTTCCGACGCAGGCACCAGCCTGAAGACGATGCTTCAGCGGCTCCGCACTGGGGCCGGCGAAGCGGATGACGGGCTCAAGGAGTTGGGCTTGTCGGTCGGCTCGTTCAGAGACTCGACCGGCCGCTCGCTGCCGATCGGCCAGCAGATGGACATCCTGAAATCGAAGCTCGACGGCGTCAATTCGATCGCGCAGGATCAGATTCTGTTCAAGATCTTTGGCTCCGACGCGATCCGCGCTGCCGAGATCTTCTTGGACACCGGTTCCGCTGGCTTCGCCAAGATGCAAGAGGCGATGTCGAAGTCGATGACCAACGCAGACGCATTCGACATCAAGATGTCGGGCATCTCTGGCACCTTCGAGCGGATCTCGAATGCTGCGGAGCGAGTGTCGAACGCTCTGGCCGACGCGCTGGGCACGGGCACGCTCGCGGCGTTCGAGCAGGGCATCGTCGGCGTTGTCGGAACAGTGGGCCGACTGATCACGGCATTCCCCGCGGTCAGCCAGGCCGCGGCCATGCTGGCCGGTGGTCTGATCGTCACCGGCGTGGCAGCGATCGCCGGTGGCATGGCCCTCCAGGGCGTGGGCGGCGCCCTGCGGATTCTGCAAGCCGTTCTCCCGGCTATCCCGGCGCTCTTTACACCGTTGGGCCTTGCAATCGCTGGCGTGGGGCTTGGCATTGCTGGCGGCATCATGATTGCCCGCGAACTCTCGCCAGCATTCCAGGCAGAGACCGACGCAATCGCGGCCGCGCTGATGCGGCTCGACTTTGGCGCCGCGTGGGATCTGATGCGCATTGATATGGCGATGGCACTTAACAGCATGTCGCAGACGGCATCTCAGTCGTTTGATTTCCTGCAAAACACCGCGGCGGCAGCCGGATCATTCATGGCCGACAAGCTCATCGAAGGGCTCGATCGGTTTATGGGCATGTTTGGGATTGACGTGCTGCGGTTGCAGGAAGGTTTTCAGAAGATCGGCATCTATCAACGGGCGGCGTTCAACTGGGATTTCTGGCGCAACGGAATGGATGACGCGATCGCCAAGGTGGAAGCCGACATCGACGCAGCCAGGGCGAAGGCGCCGACCGCCGACGCTCGCGCCAAGCAGCGGGCCGAGAAACGCGGCGACGCTGCCAACGCACGCGACGAGGCCGGCAAGAAGCGTGACGCGGGCTTTGATGCCGTCCGGGCTGAACTGGCGAAGGATCATGAACAGGCGCTCAAGCGTGCCCTGGGCTCAAGCGAGGCGAGCAAGCCGCAGACAGGGGCCAAGGATGCCAAGCAGCTCGTAGACGAGATGCTGAAGACGACAAGGATCCCGATGCTGGCCGCCGACCAGCTCGCGGCCGAACCCGCTGGCGGCGGCAACTCGCGGCCTACGGTGCTCGATGCAGGTAAAGTCGCTCGCTCCGAGCCGATGGGCATTTCATCTGCCGGCAACTTCAGCGGCGCGGGGCTCGATATCGGCCCAGAGTTGGGCCGGCTTGAGGATCCTGCCCAACGAACGGCAGTCGCGGCCGAGCAGACTGCCGAAGCGACAAGGAAACTGGCAGAGAAGGGCGGGCTCATCAGCGACCTGCACGACGGCCAGCGTGGCAACTTGGCCAAGCGTGCCGAGGAGCTCCAGGGCAGCATGGGCTTGGGCAATCTCAATGACACACCTGCCGATAGGCAGCGCAAGGTCGACGAACTTGCGCAGGTGCAATCTGACCTAGCGGCAATGGACGCGTTTCGCGCGGCGCGGGCGCAGCCGGGCGTTTCAACGCTAGGGGAAGTCCAGTTGCCAGCAGCGACCCCTCAAGCGCTAGCGATGGAGGCGATCGCACCTCGAGCGCCCGCCATGCAGCAGCGGATCGAGCAAGGCACTGGCACGGCCAGGGAAGCGATGTCAATTAGCGACAAGTTCAGCGCCGGCTTCGACAGGCTCGGGACAGCGGTCGACAAAATGACAGAGACGGCGATGAAAGGCAACGAGTATTTGAAGACGATCGCCCAGAAGGTTGGCAATGGAAGCGGTGCCGACTTGAAGTTCACCTAACCACAGAAACAGCCGAGGCCGCTCGACTGCAATCGAGCGGCCTCGAAAACCCGGCGGGGAGGCCGGGGACACATGACACCCCGAGTGTACGGCGGCCGGTCTGGCCGTCCAGGGACGATTTCCGACGAGCACCTTGAGCAGCTCGCGGATCGCATTCGCCAGGAGCAAAACCGACGCACCGAAGCGGAGGCATGGAACATCACGCGAGCAGCCATCCGACGATGGCAGTGGGCAGCGCGCCCGCGGCTCGCATCCTGACCAACGAGAGGACACCGCACGTGCTCACCAAGCCCGTCGAAAAGTTTGTCGTCGTCCGCAATGCCCGCGCCCCCGGCGGCAGCATCATCGCCCAGGTGCAGCGCCACGCCGGCCGCACTGCGTACTACCCGGACGCCACCGCGGCCCACAAGGTCGCCGCCACCCTTGGCGGCCGGCAGGCCGGCTACACCGTCGAGTCGAGGTTCGTCGACGAAGGTGGTCGCGAAACTGTCCTGCGGCTGCATGCCGTGCCCGATGGCGGCATGAACGTAGTCAGGGCACCCTGATGGGGTCAGCAGGGCCGAGACCCGGAGAAGCGTACCGGCTGCGTCAGGCAAACGCCGGAACCGGTAAGATGGTCAACATCGTGCCGTTCTCCGAGGATGAACGGCTGTTCGACACTTACGCGGCGGCCGCGTGTGCGGCCGCCGAGCACCGCAAGCGGTTCCCGAGCGTCATCACCCAGGCGGTCGTGCTCGACAATGACGGTCGCGTTGTCTTCCCGCCCGATGGCCTCGACATCCGGTCGCGTGGCCGCTGGCACATTGCTCCGACGCTCTGGAGAGGCCCGCGGGCGAAGACGGGCAGGAAGCGGAAGCGTAGGCCGCCGGGGGCGCCGAGGCTGGTAACGGGCCGCCCGAGGGATAAAGGCTCGACGGCCACCGGAAACGCAAGCGGCCCGCCAAACGCCCCGTAGAGCGTCAGGCGGGCCGTCAGGATGTCGCGGGCGATCAGTCGAATTTGCGAAGTATGTAGATGAGGTCGTCATCGCTCGCGAAGTCGTTCAACTCAAGCACGGCGATGGATTCTGCAATCGCGTAGCCCATGTCGTCGAGCACCTCTGCACTCGCGGTCCAGCCGTCCGCGTACCGCGGGCGGCACGCCACCCGCCGGACCTGTTCAAGGAACTGAATCCAATCCGTGCCCCCCGGCTGGAGAATGTACTCGTCCGGGGCGCGGTTCTCGCCGATGAATCGTCCGCCGTGCAAGGCCAGCCCAAACCACTCGCGATTGCTATCGCCAAACCCCTGCCCAAACCAGCGACCATAGCGGAACTTCGCAAACAGCTTTGACGGCGAGCTGCCGATGATCCGCTTGCAGTGATCCTTGCCCCACAGCAGATCCGCAGCGATCGCCATGTGGTGCCCCAGCTTGATTTCCCCGGCGTGCTCCGTGTCGCAACCCTGGTTGAACGGGGCCGGCCGCCGCCCCCCTCCGGTCGCTGGTTGCGTCGTCGTCCCGCCCTGGTTCCCTGTCCGCTTCGTCTTCGTTTTCATTGTCATCTCCCTATGGCGGCAGAGCTGCCGCGGTGTGTTGCAGCCGGGCGATCCTGCACTGGCTGGCCGCGATGCGCGACAACTGTCGCGCTCACGGCGACGACCTTTTAGACGCGCGACAACTGTCGCGCCAAGGGCAGGCTGCCAGGAATCGCAAGACTACGGATTCCGGCCGGCTATCCAGCCCTCAAGGTCGCCCCGGCGGATCAACACTAGGTGCTTCTTTCCGGCGGCGATTTTTTTGTGTTCTGGACCCTTGCCGGTGGCGACCAGCCGGGCGAAGTGCGTGCGATTGAGGCCGGCGATGGTCGCCGCTTGGGTCGACGTCAGCAGCTCATCGGGATCGGGGGTGGCGTTCCGCTTGGTCATCGCGGAATGGTACCAATTCGAACTGTTTGCCAGCCGGGGGGGCGGCCGGGGCGCGAGGCGGCTAGGGGCAGACGGTCGCAGACAGTTTGTGTCTGCGACCGATTCGCGGGGCGATCGTTTCTATGGCCGGACTCAGCCGGATACGGGCAGCCCGGCGAGCTCGACGGACTACTCGTTTCGTACTCGTTTGCGATTCGCTTGTGTCGTTTTGAGTCTTGTGCGCGTTTCGCTACACTGGATAGCGATCCGGCCGTTTTCCCGAGGGAAACAAAGGATCATGGTCGATTGAGTGCGTTGCGAGGGTCGCGTTTGGGCCGTGTTTTTTGCGTTCTGATAAGGTAGAGGTCCCAAGTTCGAATCTTGGCGCGCGCACTTCAGTTTTGACCGTGATTCATTGAGTTTTTCACCCTGCCGATGGTCGGCAGCGCCCCACGGGGAAACGTCAAACGGGTACGAAACGAGTAGGACTACGCATTTCCTACGCGTTTGCACCCGCCGGACTGTTTCACCGGAGGGCACGATCATGGGTCGGAGAATCAGCGGCTTGATGCCGCAGGTGCGTTTGCACAAGGCCAGCAAGCAGGGCTTGGTCAGGATCAACGGGCGGCCGATCTACGTGGGCCGCTACGGCTCACCGGAAGCCGTGCAGCGGTACTTCGAGTTGATGGTCGAGCACGGGTTCATGCCGCAGGCACCGGCAGCTTCAACTGCCGCGCCGGCATCAGAGCCAGCGCCCGAGCCGACCTCACTGCCGGCGGGCGATGCCCCCGTACCCGCAGGGCTCACTGTTGGGGAGCTGTGCTACATGCACTTGGCCGACGTCAGCTCCTCGACGCCAGGGGGCAAGCGATCCGGCAACTACCAGAAGGCGCTGGCAGCGAGTCGGGCCGTGCGGTTCCTTGCCAACATGCCCGCAGCCGAGTTCGGCACAAGGGCGCTCCTCGAGGTCCGCAACAAGCTGATCGCCACCCCCGTCGCCAACCGTCGCCCCGACGAGCGTGGCAACGTGCCAACGCTTTGCCGGCGTTACACCAACGAGGTCGTCCGCCACATCCGCAAGATGTTCGATTGGGGCGTGCTGCAAGAGTTGGTGCCAAACGATCGCGTGGCCGCCCTGGTCGTCGTCAAGCCGCTGCGGGAAGGGCACACGAACGCCCGCGAAGCCAAGCGACGCACCAGAGTGCGCCCCAGCGTCGTCAAGGCGACCTTGCCGTACATGACCTCCGAGATGGCCGATCTCGTCTGGTTCATCCGGCTGACGGGATGCAGGCCCAGCGAGGCGGCACGGCTCCGCATGTGCCGCGTGTTCGACCGCAACAAGCAGGTGTGGCGATACGTTCCCAAGAAGCACAAGACGGCACACCGCGGCAAAAGCCGCCATGTACCGATTGGTCCGCAAGCGCAGGTCATTGTGATGGCGCACTCTGCCGGCCGAAGTGACCGCGAGTACGTTTTCACGCCCCAGCGCAGCGTGCCGCCCCGCAAGGCCCGTGATGGTGTGATTCCGATCGAACCGCGGAAGCCCACCGCCCACGCCCGCAGCTGGTTCACGAAGGACGGCATCATGCAGGCCGTGCGGCGGGCGGTCATCCGCGGCAACAAGGACCGTGAGTCGAAGGGGCTGCCGCCGATACCGCACTGGACCCCGTACCAGCTTCGCTACACGCGGATCCGCGAGATCCGTAGGGATGGGGGCAGCGAGGCCGCACAAGCGACCGCTGGCCATAGCCGCGCGACGATGACCGACCACTACGCACCAGCCAACTGGGGCAAGGCCGCACGCGCAGCAGCTCGAAGCGGGTGACGCTTCGAGAAGGTTGGCCACGGCAACTTTGAGCGGATGCTCGCCGATCAACGCATGCGGAGCAATGCCATGCACCATACATGCGCATAGTAAGCACGTGCTCATCGCGATCGTCGTCGAAAAGTTTTTTTGGCGACCTCGTTTTTCTGCGGAAAAACAGCACTCGGAGACTATTTGGCGTTTTGACCTTTTGCCGTAGCACAGGGGTATCGCGTGTTTCGCACCACATGGGCGACACGCACACCACCCTACGGAGGTCATCATGCAGACGACGACGAAGCCCAAACTCCTGCCGGTCAACAGGGCGGCCGCACACTGGGCAGCGATCACGGGCACGCCCAGGCCGCATCGCTCATCTCTGATTCGCTGGGCCACCAAGGGGGTGCGTGGCATCCGGCTCCGCGGTGAACACATCGCCGGCCGTTGGTACGTGAGCGAGCAGGCGATCGAGGAGTTCCTTCGCTCGACTACACAGCTCGACGAGCAGTGTGTCGATCGTGCCGCCGGCCCGGCCCGCGCCGCCCAGGTGCAGCGGACCCTTGATGACCTCGACCGCGTGATCGCCCCCAAGCGGCCCGGCCGCAAAGCGAAGTGAGGGCCACCAGCATGATCGAGATCGTGAAGACCGAGACAGGCTACCGCACTGTCGTCAACTGCGACGTCTGCATGGAGCGGATCACAGACGTCGGCATGGCCGTGGCCGTGCGGTTCACCAGCGGAATCGCGTGGCACCTGCACAAGGGCAAGTGCCACGACCGAGCTGAACGCATGGTGCCCGTGTTCAAGAGCGGGTTCATGGAACTGCGCGAGCACCTGGACCAGATGAACCACAACACCCGGCTCGACGTCGGAACTCAGGAGGCCACCACATGAACACCTTCAACGACGACACGCCCTTTGACCTCCCCCCGCCTCGCGAGCTGGCCGACACGCTCATGGCCCGCGCTTGGGATGACGACACGCCCGACCGGGAGCGTCTGCTCTTCGAGCAGGGGGCCAGGGTGATCGAGCACCTGCTCGCGCGGCTGGCGATGGCGACAGAGCGCGCAGAGGCCAGGAGGGCACGGGCTAGGCGATAGCAGACGAGACACCCGGCGGTGCGGTGCCGCCGGGAGGGATTGAGGTAATGCAGCAAAAGGATTCTTACATGACGACGTTGACTATCGGAAAGCAGTTTGCCAACGCGGTCGCGGATCAGATTTCTCGAGATATGTTCCCGCCGCACCGTGGCGTGATCGAGATACAAAACCCGTTCGGCGGCGGCCGCTGTGCAGTGGCGTTCGGGAACGACGGATACAGCCAGGACGAACGCACGCGAGCCTACGTGGATGCGATGTTGGGAGAGATGGCCGCAAACGATCCGGTGCTGGGCATCGACAGTGACGATGGCTACACGTGGGCCATCGTCGTTCCGTTGGGGGACGACACCGTCGCCCCGTTTCTGGCGGCGGTGATCGAGCATGAGTTGTACGTGCGATATCGCCAGTCTCGCGGTCTCGCGGACGACGACGGGTTCGTGCTTACCCGCAAGGCGATCTGCGACCGCGAGATCATCGAGCACGCCAACGGTGAGCCACTGAAGATCACTGGCTGGGAATCAGTGAACTGACACGCAACCGCCCCCGTGATGGGTAGTGTCGGCTCGATGCCGACGGGCGGGGTGACCGTGGCGTGTGCTGCGGCGAGGCAGGGACGGCAGGGAGGGACACGGCAATGGCACTGGCTTTAGGAATAGAAGACAGCGACGGCAGCATTCTCGCCATCTATGTTCATTCGGACGGCATCGCGGAGCACGGCGGATGCACCGTCGCGCAGCACTACCGCACATGGGAGTCGGCGCAATCGCTTGTTTCGTTGGGTGATCTTTCATGGGTCGGGAGGTCTATCGGCACGCAGGTTGACTTTGACAGCGAGCACGCCGCAACGGTCTATGACGTGCCCAAACAATGCCTTGCCTACACGCGCGATCGCGGTGAGCCGTGGGAGCAGAATCAGCCACAGCGCTTTCAAACCAGAGACGAGTTTCGCCACGCGTTCTCTAAAGGCCGAGCGCAGTACCTGTATGTCTTCAATCGGAAGTGCTGCCGCTGGGTAGCCGTTGCCTGATAGGTGGATACGCCCGCCGCCGCGATAGGCGCGGTGCCCGTTCGATCCGGGCCGGCGACATGGATGGTGCTCGTCGTTCGGTGCGACGGGCCAGGACAACAAGGAGACAAGCATGGACGATTTCCTCCCCGAGCTGCCGCCCCCGCGGATCCTCGCCCGCATGCTCATGAAACGGGCATGGGCCGCCAACGTCCGCGACCGTGATCGCATGCTTCACGAACAGGCTGCCCGCTCACTGCGGAAGCTCCTGAAACGCTCGCTCATCCTGGCGGCCAGGTGCGAGCAGCTCGAGGCGCAGGTAGCACGATGAGCGACTCTCCGTACAAAGAAGCGGTGCTTGAGCGAGAGCAGTTCGGCGACGCGTGGCCATTCACGCAGCCGAGAGCAATCCTGCGCTGTTACTGCGGGGTCTGGCTGACGGCCATTCTTGACGGCTGCGAGTGCGCTATCAACGGCACTGCGTTGTCGAGAGGGTTTCCACCCATCGATCCGTTCTGGGCGGGCGGGCACGGCATTCGGAAGTCGATGTCGCCAGTGTTCGATGCGGCGATGCGGCTAGTGAACTTCTCTACGCACTGGAGCGCGATGGACATCGCCATGTTGGTGAAGAACGGACACGCGCCGACGCCGCCGAGCGATGACGAATAGTCGCGCAGACGATCAAGAGGTTACATGTACTGTGTTATGATGAACTGTACGGAATTACACATACTGCCCCGGCTCAAGGTTTGGACATGAAACACACGGTAGACCCTGCGACGACTTTCGTAACACGCAAGAAGGCTGCGCAAGTGCTCGACATGTCTCCTCAGCACCTCGCCAACCTTGCCAGCGAATGCCCCAAGCGAGGGCCGAGGTTCACCAAGCTGGGAGACGATCAGCAGAGTCGGACACGTTACCGGCTTGCCGACGTCATCGCGTGGGGCACCGATCCGAAGGCACATGAAGCCGCAGTGTGGGGCCGCGCGGCAAACAACGCCCGCCGACAGAAGGCCGGCAGGTAACAAAAAAACCCCGCGCCGGGTGCGAGCCGACGCGGGGCATGGAGGACTTCCTGCAATGTAGCAGGGACCGCCCTCCATGTGAACGCAGGAACGTGGAGGTCTGAATCATGGGCGTAAAAACGCTGGGGATTGGTGGAAAACAGCGCAGAGGGGCGAGCCGTTTTTGTGTCGGCGAGGATGCAGTCAGCAAGCCGCCCGCCGAGCGCAGCGAAGCCGAGTTTGCGGTGCTCGCGGGCTTGCTCGATCTGCTCGACCGGCACCCCGACGTCGCCCGTAAGATTCTCTCCGACCTCAGCGCCGACATGTTCACGATCGACTATGGGCCGGAGGTTCTGGACGCGATCGCCCTGTCGCTTGCCCAGGACTGCCCGCGGCGAGGTGACGTGCTGCTCGCGATGCGACGATGGGCTGCCGCGGAGCGGTGCGACTACGAGCCGATCCAGCAGCTCTTGATCGATCTATGCGGCGACAATGTTACCGCAGGGCCATCAGCAGAGAGACTGTCGATCGAAGCCGCCGACGAGGTGCGCAACGCAGACAGGCGTCGTCGGCAAGCCGAACGGTGTGGCGATCTGCTTGCCGCCATCAGTGATCCGGGTGCAACGTCGGAGGAGATCGACGCTGGCATCGACAGGCTTGTTGCAGCCCGCGACGCGGCCGGGAATAGGGATCGGGGGCGGCTGGCCGTCAACATCATGGACTGCTTGGATAGGTGGAAGCGAAACGAGACGCCACCGCGGGTGCCCACCGGCTTCAGCGTCATCGATCGCCACTTTGGAGGCGGTCTGCCCGTCGGGCTGACCGCTATCGCCGCCCACCCTAAGGTTGGCAAGTCGTGTCTATCGGGCCAGTTGATGCTGGGCGCACTGGCGCACGACCCAGAACTCACTGCGGTCTGGTTTCGAGGAGAGATGACCGAAGACCAATTGCTCTGCAAGATGCTGGCAACTTGGTCCGAGCTCAGGCACCCCGTCGTTGAGCCGATTACCCGCGGCAAAGCAGAAACACGCCACGCGGCAGCCGCGGCGGTCGCGGCAGACCTGGCGCAGGCGACCGCCGGCCGGTTGTCGATCATCCCCCCGCCAATCACGCCCGCCAAGATCGCGGCGCATCTTCGCACGCTGAAGCCGCGGCTAGTGGTGATCGACTATCTGCAAAAGGTGCGGGCCGACGACGGCCAGGCCCAGCGATCAGACAAGCGGCATGAGCAGGACGACACGACTACGCGTATTGGCTCGATGGCGCTTGAGTTCAACGCCGCCACCATCGTCGTGTCACAGCTTTCAAAAGCCGCTCGAGCTGAAGACGGCATCGGCACGCTTGCAAAAGACAGCAACCTACTCGACTACGAAGCGAACATTTTCGCGTCACTGTGGAAACAGAAAGATGACGGCTTGACGTTGTTCCGCATCAATGCCAACCGCGACGGCCGGGAGTGTGACGAAATGCTCTGGTTCGACGGCAGCGCGCAGTTTTTCCGACCTGCAGCGGCGGAGATTCATGAAGAGTTCGCAAACTGGTCCGAGGGCAGTCGATGAGTTGGGGACCGTTCACACTTCCAGACGGCCGCACCGTCAGGCCACACCCTCGCGATCCAAGGGATGGCACGATCGGCTCCGACCGCTATCAAGTCGCTTGGAACGGCGACGAGGTGACGGTGACCGATGAGGGCGGACTTGTTGTCTTCAACGGCAAGCCGCGGAGAGCACGAACTAAGCCAGCGGGTCAAAAGAGCAATGCACCGACCGTTACGAACTCAGCGGCGACTAACGCAGCGAGGACCAGATTCGTTCAGCACACCGAGTTCCTGCAGGAAGTCGCCCGGCACCTTGAGCCGATCGAAAACATGACGTGGGTTCACATGTGGGACAGGGCGATCGGCGATCGCGTCGAGGTTGCCGTCAAGACGCTGGCGACGCTTCAGGGTGTCAACGAGAGAACCGTTCGGCGGGCCGTGCGTGTGCTCACCGACGTCGGGCTCCTCGACAGGCTGGTCCGTGGCACCCGGCAGCAAGGGTGCAGCGTCTATCGGTTGAACTTGTCGCCCAAGGTGTGCGCAGCAGCAGCAGCTTCCCTGGCCGCTTCGCGACAACCAGCGACCGCCCGACAGACATCGCCACGGGCAAAACACGGATCTCGAAACGAGCTGGGGCACTTCTCAACCGGACGCACTCGTCCGGTTGAACCAGTTCACAACCGGACGGGGGTGTCCGCTTGAGCCGTTTTTCAACCGGACATTTACCGGCCTACAACCGGACACCGGTGTCCGTGCATTCAATACATATAGGGCAGACGGCAGCCTGTCGGCCGCCGGCTGCCACTAGATCGGAGTCGGGAGAGCAGACCCCGCAGGGATCAAATTCCGAAAGCCTCCCCCCCACCCCCGATGCCGCCCTCGACGCGCTGATCGCGTTGGCCGTGGCCGACGCGGAATCGCTCCTGAACGTCGTAGCGTGGCCTGACGTGCCCGATGGCGTGCGGATCGTCCATACAACCGCCAATGGCGTCTACGGGCTCTGCACGGGCTCAGGGCACGCCCTTGCGGCTGCCCACGGGCTGCCAGGGTGCGCGGTCATGGTGGCCGCCCTCAGAATCCAGACGCGGTATCGGGCGGTCGCGATGGAGATCATCAGCGACGAGGATCGCTATCTGGCGAGGACGGCGACCGGTTCGGTGCTGCTCGCCAGCAGGGTGAACGCGATCGCCGACCGGCTCGTCGCGTCGCGGGTTGCGTTCACGGCAGCGCACGAGCTGGCCCACGCCCTGGCCGCTGCCGTCGATCAACGCCCGGATGACAAAGAATTCGCCCGGCTGCGGGCGCTGCCGACGACGCACCAACCTGACCTCGATCCCGAGTTCACGGCCCGGTCGCACGGCGCACCGTGGGCGGCACTGGCCGCCATCCTCTACCGCAGGGTGATCGAGCTGCGGCCCGGCCTAGCGAAGGAATGGCACCGCTGGGCGGTCTTGGAGTTCGAGGGCTACGGCATGGCGTTTGCGCCGGTCGCGGAGCACGTCGCCAACATCTCCGATTCGATGCCGCTGCGGCACCTCGCCCGTGATCGTGAATTCATCGCCAGCGTCGAATCGCTGGTGCCACCGCAGTCGCAGCGGGCAGATCTCATCGCCCTCCGACGTTCTTCCGACCAGCTCCCGCAGGACGTTCCTGCGGTGGCCGACGTTTCCCTAGCTTGAAAGGTTTTGACATGGCCGTTTCCGTTTCCACGCTCCTGGCCCCCATCCTGAAGAAAAAGTTTGAAGGCATTGAGGACATCGCCCAACGTATCGCGGCTGGAAAAGCCCCGCCCCCGGAGGAGATCGTCACGGTGCTCGAGCGCACGCGGTGCGACGAGGCGGACCTTCAGGAGGCCGTCGACCGGCATGAACGTCGCGTGTCGCTCCTCCGGCAGATCGACGATGCCAAGCCGCTGCGGAAGAAGTTTGCGGAGATCGAGGCCGCCATCGGCAAGGCCGAAAAAGAGTTTGATGCTGCAAGGGCGAAGCTCTCGGATCTCCTGAATGCCAACCATCACGATCGAACCGATCTGCGGATGCGTGTTGAATCCGCAGACCACGCCGAGAAGGCGCTCATCGATTACGACAACCTGCCACCGGATGCCGCTGCCAGGCTGCGGGATGCTCGCGATCGGGCATCGGCGGCGCACGACGCCATCCTGCGGACGCAGAACGAGGTTCGCAACCAGCAGCAGCGGTTTGACGACGCGATCAAGCAAGAGGAAGAGCGTGCCGAAGAGAAAAGGCTCAATCGTGGCAACGACACGTTTGTCGAGGCTCTTGATCGGGCAAAGAACGTGACCGCGACGCGAAAGGCTCAACTCTCTGAAGCGGTGAAGGCTGCGGCGCAAGCGGAGAAGGATCTCGTCGATGCTCGTCGTGAGCGTGATGAGATTGAGGCTGCAGCGCGAAAGCAGTTCGGCGTGAACTGACGCTCTTGGGCTGCCGTCACTGCCCACGCGCGACGAGGTGGCAACACCATCGGCGCGGCCCGCTCCTCCTCGGCGGGTGGCAGTGGCGGCGCTCAGGGCGTGGAGACGGGCGGCAGGGCTGATGCCGCAAAACGCAACAGCCAAAAGGCAAGGTACTTTCCGGCCGTTCGGCCGCTTCCCTTATTCGGCTGCGAAATCCACAAAACAGGTCCGAGGGTTGCAATCATGGCCTCCAAAAAACTCAAAACCGCCCAAACGAAGGCCAAGCCGAAACCGGCCGCATGCGTCTCCGCGGCCGCTGCCGCCGCTTCCCGGCAAACCCGAGCAGCTCGTCGATACGATCAGACTCGCGCTGCCACGATGAAGAACAACCGCGCGGCCAGCGCCGCGGGCCGCGACATCGGTGAGCTGCCGCCGGTGGCAGACCCCGCGAGAAAGGCCGCGTGCGGCAGCAGCTTCAAGCTATTCGCAGAAACCTACTTTCCGGCGACGTTCTCGCTGCCCTGGAGCGACGATCACCTGAAGGTAATCAAGGCGATCGAGACGTCGGTCGTCGACGGCGGGCTGTTCGCGTTCGCGATGCCGCGCGGGTCCGGCAAAACGTCGCTCGTCGAGACCGCGGCGCTCTGGGCATTGCTCTACGGCTACCGCGAGTTCGTGGCGGTCATCGGTGCCGACGAGGCCCACGCGGGCACGATGCTGACGTCGATCAAAGTCGAGTGCGAAACAAACGACACGCTCCTCGACGACTTTCCCGAGGTCATGTGGCCGATCCACAAGCTCGAGCGCATTCACCAGCGTGCGAAGGGGCAGCTCTTCCAAGGCAGACCGACGCATATCCAGTGGACAAGCCATGAGGTGCAGTTCCCCACCATCCCCGGCTCGCGAGCGTCGAGCGGCATCATCCGGGTGGCCGGCATCACGGGCCGCATCCGCGGCATGGCCGCGAAGCGAGCGTGCGACGGCCGCAAAGCCCGGCCTTCGCTGGCCCTCGTTGACGACCCGCAGACTGACGAGGTCGCCCGCAGCCCCGCCCAGGTGCATGCCCGCGAG